CGTTCCCATTCACCGTCACATTCTAAATGAGCTAAAGATAACTTGGTGTAGTTATGAGTCAGGAACCATTTTTCATCGTTGTCTTCGCAAATTTTCTGGATAGTTTCCATTGTGAGTTGTGAGATGGGAATATTCGGGGAAGTGACTTGACTTAAGTGGTTAAAGAACACAAACGATCATATTCAAATGGATCTTTCAAGTCTATCTAAAATGGATCTTTCCAAGATTCCCAAAAACCTTTTAGGTATACTCCAAGATAAAGAACTCTCAATGGCTCAGAAAATGGTGGCATTTAACATGTTCATACCAAATTTACCAGCTAGTTCAGAACACGATAAAGCGTATGACGACAACCTAGAGGTTGGTCGCAAGATTAAGCGTCTTGTGGATGAGGGGAAGATTCGTATAGAGGGATTCGGTAAAAAATTCAAACTTGAGGTGATTACCAATTAGGTATGTGCCTTTTTACATTTTCTTCGACATCAAATTGATCGGGGTCATAAGTGACACCATTCTCAACGCGAATGGTGTGATTCATTTTTTTAGACTTGGTTTTATTTTTAGTTTCTTTAGGAAATTTAAACCCCCGAGCTGCGTTGATTTCTACATCATACTGTACAGGGTCAGTGAATACACGGGTTCTAACATTACGTACAAATGGGATGGTGAAAGTAAGTGCGAGAGACATTTATTATTTAAGGGTCCTTATCTTTATGCTCCGGACGAATAGCCCATTTATTTTCCTTTTCAAACTTATTGTAATCAATCTCTTTAATTTTGAATATGTTCCATATAACTTTAAATTATATTCTTAAATGGATAAAATTCTATATCTGAGTTCCTGATTGGTATAGCTTTTTGTCGCCCATACATATATCAATTGGGAGTTCTTATTCTTTATATCGACGACGAACCAAATACATCATTTGTATTTGAATATGAAACCTAAGTTAAACGTTTGCCTCGTGTAATGTATATCATCTACAAACATGAACGCTATTACCGAAATCCAAAACCTTTTCAACGAGCACGCGTATCTCAAGGATCTCTGTAAGGAACAAGCTGGGAAGATCAAGGAACTTGAGAGGATGCAGAAGGAATCCGAAGACCTTCTTTGGAGACGACGACTCTTCGAGGAATCAATTCAAAAGGTTGGGGCTGTTCTCAATGAGGTTGAAAAACCATCTCTTTTTGAGACGACTGCGCGAACCAAGACCCATACCCTAAACATGGAAATCGCTGAACATCTCAAGGAGCTTGGTAAAATGACTTCTGACTTTCATAAGACGGGTGCATATGAAACAGCCGCTCAAATCATTGCTACCCTTGACTTTGAAGTGAGGAATGGTGATAGCCTCCTCAAGATTCGTGGTATCGGAAAGGGTATTGCTTCCAAAGTTGATCAGTTCCTCAGTGAGTATTTTGATGATGAAGAATCCGTCGCTTCCACTGAAGGTCAGATCATCGAAGAGTCTGACGACTCTGAAGAGTCCGAAGAGTCCGAAGAGTCCGAAGAGTCCGAAGAGTCCGAAGAGTCCGAAGAGTCCGAAGAGTCCGAAGAGTCCGAAGAGTCGGACTCCTCATTTTTCGTTTCATATAACAATGAGCTTGTGGATATTTTCGACAAGCTCGCATCCCTCGAGGATGATTCACACAAGAGGAACGCTTACCGCACGGTTGGTGACGCGATCCAATCTCTACCTTTCAAGGTGAAGAGTGGTGAAGAACTTTCCAAAGGTCCTAAGAAGGTCAAGGGTATTGGTAAGAGTGCCGCTAAGATCATTGACGAGTTCCTTGAGACTGGTAAAGTTAAGAAACTTGAGAAGGAGGGTACCTCCACCAACGAGGAAGTCGCACGAGCCCTCATTGAATATGCTGACGACCTCGAAGACCCTTTCAAGGTTCGTGTGTACAGGAACGCTGCCGACGTCATCAATAACCTTGACTATGAGGTGACGAGTGGTGCGGAACTCGCAAAGGGTCCAAAAAAGGTGAAGGGTATAGGGAAGGGTATCGCCTACAGGATCGACAAGTTCCTCCAAACTGGTGAGATGAATTAAATCCAAGATGCCTTTTTTTTAGGTTTTTTTTCCAGTTGAGAGAGTACATAGACATAGAAGAGTATAACAACTTTCATCCCTTTTAATAAATACCAATAATTTACTTGAACACCGCTTTTGTTTTACCATCATAAACATTTACAATTCCTGATGCTATCATTTTCTGATTAACGGATAATTTATCCCCCTTACGACGATATACAGTTACGAGAGGACGACCATATTTATCATTTTTGTAACATTGTATCCACACCCAACCATTTACTTTATTTCTGCACATGAATGGGTTCCATAGTCTAGGGGTAGTTCGATCATCAAAACCACATTCTTGTTTAAACATATCTCGTGCGAGTTTGGCTAAGTGGATATGTTCATTTCGTCCTTCCATATTGAGACCGGGTTTCATCTCAGCCGAATCGTATCCGAGTGTGCGAAACTTAAATTTAAGGGGACGACCATGCTTCATGATAACTGCATTAAAAGTGTCACCGTCATACACACTCAATATTTTAGCATACCCTTTATAATTATGTAGACTGAAAAATGGTATAGAATCATCAACACCTGATAAAGCTCTCTTAGTGAAACACCAGGTCATATATAAAGAAATATTTGTTCCTCTTTAAACACTTAAGTCGAACAGGAATACTAGAGTTTTTTAAATGTCTAACCTTATCCGTATTGCTTTCTGTCAGGCTACTGCACCACTATGCCCCGATATGCAACGTGAAGTGTGGGGGTGGATCTCAATTCTTGCAGAGCGTGAGAAAAGGGAACGTATCATCGAGATTAAGAAACTCTCGAAAGCAAAAAAACAGAAACGTGTCCTCGAGATTGAGGAACTATTGAGAAGTGAAGGGAATACTGATTTATCGTTTGAATTGGATACTGAAATTTTTAGGATTATGCCATACCCAGAAGTAATTGGAAGCACCATAGATATAGAAAGGGTTCGAGCTCGTGCTATACTTTTTTCTTTGTAATAACTAAACAATGACCCCAGTACTCGTATCTGTGGACAAGGCGGGTGATCTCAAACTCGGTAAGCGTAAATGTCGTCTCCACAAGAAGGAAGATGTGGTGAAGGTTGCCAAGAAGTATGGTATCAACACTGAGAAGAAGACTGTCAAGCAGTTATGTGGTTCCATCAAGGCTAAGGCCAAGTCCAGCAACGATGGTATGAACAATGTCCCCCTCGCGAAGTTGTACCCAGAGGCGGCTAAGAAGCGCGCTGCCGCTAAGAAGACGACCCCCCTCCGAAAGGCTGCAATTGATAAAAAGATTGTGACCAGTTTTATGAAGGGTATGGTGACCACGAATGCCAACATCAAGAAACTAAGGGAACTGAATGTGAAACCCTCTAAGAAGGCTCAACCCATCACCAAGAATGAAGGTATCAAGCGTATCAGGGCGATGAAGGGTCTCTCTGGGAGTGCCAAGATGAAGCTCGTGAACCGCCTGAATGCGGGAACCATGTCCCCTCGTCGTGTTGTTAAGGTTGCACGCGAACTTTCTAGATTGAACGTCGCAGCGTATCGTATTTAATTATCATCATCGCTAAGGTCATTGTATATCTTCTCCTCTGTGTCATAGAAGGCTTCACTGTCCCCAATCATCATTTCCCTCACGGTTTCATAGAGAATGGTGGAGAGTGCGAATTTATATGCGAGAAAGCCTACAAATGTAGCTCCATAATCAAAGTCGAACGCAAAAGGTGCATTATTCCATGACACTTCAAAAGCAGCGGCGCTCAACGGTGCTAAGAACTGATTCTGAAATGCAGACTTTTCAAATGTATCTACTCGATCACATAGAAGACTGACATACGCATAGGATGCAGTAGCCCCGATGACTGTGGATACACCCTGGTCGGCACCTTGTGTGATGAAATAAGAGGCGCTCAACGCTATACCATACCCGACCGTAGATTTTTTTAGTGTGTTCTTGAGACGGATATAATCACTCGGGATTGGTTTATAAAAGGCGTAAGTGAGGGACATTCTAAACAAAGGTCATTTAAAATCTTTATCCTAGTTATAGTAAATGCCGTGCCAAAGGTGTAAGAAGAAGTGTGGGGTTCCTATCGATTGTCAATACTGCGAGGGAAGTTTCTGTCCAAGTTGTATTCATCTACCCAAACATGATTGTCAAGGTGCTGACATCAAAAAGTTTAAACAGCGTAAGGAACTCGAGGAAAAGACATCATTTGAACCACCCCCCAAATGCTTAAAGATTTAAAGTGTATACTAATCACCGTGGGAGGTGACACGCACTCATAGCTCAGTGGTAGAGCGCAAGCTTAGTAAGCTTGAGGTCAGGGGTTCGAAACCCTTTGAGTGCAAATCGAATAAAAAGAATATTGTATAATCACAATATGAATAAGGACCAAGCCATTCTTATTCATGATGTGGCATCATTGACGTTTCTCGCACCATTCTCTGTATTATGTCTAGCTGAGGTGATATTTGGATACACCGTATATCCAATGTTTTTGACACATGCGGTCACTACATATATGTCATACGATCTTATATGGATATCACTCCAACCAAGAGTTATTCACGCGTATAAGTCTCTAATCGTAGCGCATCATATAGTTTGTTTATTGGCTTTGATTAGACCTCTCATGTACCCAGAAGAATCTCAACTCATAAGTTTGGTTGGATTGGTTGAAATAGACACAACATTGTTAACGCTTCGTCGAATTATTCCTAGGACGAATTATATACACACCCATATAAACCTCATGTATCATGTATCTAATTTATTGATACGAGTGTTTTATGAAACAATTTTGACCTTTTTTATGATGAGTTATTACGCAAATGAAAACATCTTTGTAAAATTTCATGTTCTCGGGTGTCAATATTTCATAAATATTTTCAGTTGTGGGATTTGTCTACTCACATATACAAAACGAAATCCAGCGTTAAAGAATAAAATATAAGTAATAATATAATGACCGACAAGACCAAGCCTAAGCGCAAACCAAATGCTTACATGAATTTCGTGAAGAAGATGCGATCAGTAATCGTGAAAGAGAACCCTGATATGGGTTTCACCGACATCGGCAAGAAAATGGGTGAAATGTGGAGAGAGCTCACCGATGATGAAAAAAAGAAGTATGCCAAGTAATACTTAAGGATGTTAGCCTTATTATAAATATGATGCAATTAGGTATATTAATCGCCGCCCAATTCGGTCATGTGCAAGATGTACTATCATTGATCGAGGCGGGTGCGGACACCAACAAGGCGTCATACAGCGGTATGACACCACTATTTAACGCTACACTGAAGGGTCATGAGACGATACTACAGATGCTCACAGACTTAAGGATTTGAGCCATGATACAAGTAGATGTCCCTCGGGGTCAAGAAGCTCTGTTACGATGCTATTGTGCCTACTCGTGGGTCTGATCGTTCTGTGGGATATGATTTATATAGCTCCGAGGATGCCATGGTTCCTAGCCAGGCTGGAAGAGCAATCGTAGGAACTGGCATCACAGTGGTTCTTCCACCTGGGGTATACGGTCGTGTAGCTCCCCGCTCGGGGTTAGCCGCAAAGCATTGCATCACTGTTGGTGCGGGTGTGATTGACCCTGATTATACCGGTGAAATCAAAGTCATTCTATTCAACCATGGAGAGAAAGACTTTGAAATCAAGAAGGGTGATCGAATCGCGCAACTCATTCTAGAGCGTTGTGAGACACCCCCAATTGAGGAGATTAGTATCGTCGAGGATACTGAGAGGGGTGACGGGGGTTTTGGGTCTACTGGCAATTAGCGAACCATAGGTCTTCGGGTGTAGGCATGAAAAGTATACCCTGACTCATAGTCATATACAATTTAGCCTTATCCACGTTAGGGTAAGTGTGTAATACCCATCTCTCCCAATATTCGGCTCTGAAGAAGTCTTCCCAATCTTCTTCTGTACTTTCTTTAATGTTCAACATCCCCTTTTGTATTTCATACTGATTCCTCTCTATTCGCAGCTCCTTAGGAATGATAGCCCCTTTCCTAAGAAGTTGTGCACGCATAAGACGGGGATTACGATGGTCGGGGAAATATTGAACCCCCACCTGACCAAAGTCTATGGCTCTCTTGGTTGGGAGAATCACTCTATACTTGTGGGTAATAGAAGGACTGGGTGTAAGGACGACGTGCATTTATGTTTTATCATAATATTAATTTTATACCTTTATAACACATGTACACCTTAACTGTTCTATTACTTATGTTTATATTTTTACTTGTATTACATTGGGTAATAGAAGAATATGTGTTTGACATTAATGTTTACGCGGAAATGGAACGGTGTCATGATCCAGAGTATCCGTTTGTTCAGATACAAGACAACTTTTATACACCCGAACGTTGTAAAGAATTGTCCAACTATGTATCGAAACATAAGTATACAGGTAAATCCACACTAAATGGATTTGAAAAAACGAAAGGGTTCGTAGTAATGTTCTCATCTCGACACGAACAAAAATTTGCTGATACTTTCAAACCTATATACGAAGTGTTTAAACAGGTTCGGATACCTGGTACGAACGCGTATATATTCAACCCCGTATTGATAGAACCTTCAAGTGACAAAATAGAGCGATCCATAGATTTTCATTATGACGTGTCGTTGGAAGAACAAACTAAAACTAATGAGGGTCGTAATTATTTACCAATAGCAGTGACTGTCATCTATATCGAATTACCTGATACATATGAAGGTGGTCATTTACGTTTATCTAAATTTGGTGCTGTCGATTCATCTGGTATAAGACGATATAAACCAAAATTGGGAAGAAAATTTACATTTCGCGGGGATGCGCTACATTGTGTAGAACCCATATATTGTAAAAATCCAAAAAGTAAACGTATCAGTTTGGTGTTTGAGCAGTATAAAATACCTGAATCAAAATTAGAAGATATTAGATTTGACGTATCGACCACTACTAACATAAAAAAGAAAATGTAATACTAATCATGTTAGAATACACGGCATCAGGTAATATACCTGTTCGAGTTGGACAAAATGCAAAAGAGAATGATCAACTCACGAATACCAGCGACCCCAGGTACCGGTGGATGCATGTGAGTGGGTACCCAGGTGCTCATGTGGTTGTGTGTTACGAGGGAGAGGAACTTCCTAGAGATTTGAAGAGGGATGCGGCTGTACTAGCGATATATCACAGTAAAACACCAGAGTCTAAGATGTCTTGGGTAGACCTGGTAAGAGTCGAAAATGTAACTATGGCAAAACAACATGGACAGGTGACCCTCCAAGGTGAAGTTATTCAACTGACGATCTTTATGCGGAAGGAAAAAGAACGACTAGAAAGAGTCTTAAAAACAAAACGTACTATATAGACAGATGAGTCACCAGGATTTGGAACCGCTTATTATTCGAGGTAAAGCTGCACCCATTAACCAGATACACACAACGACGCATTATGAACGTACGAAAGAGCAAAAACTCGAGGATGAGGAGCTGGGTACCCATAAGAAGGTACCACTCTCTATGTCAAATATAATTCAACGGGGACGTATTGCTAAAGGTTTCAATAGACAAAGAGATTTAGCAATCGCAATTGGGGTTACTACGAGTGTAATTAACGCGTACGAGTCTGGTAGGTCTATACCAGACCCATTCGTTCTCCAAAAATTGAGGAGGGTCCTAGGGGTCAAACTAAAGTAAGCTTGTGTACAATCCAGCGATGTAGTATACATCTTTAAAACCTAGACCTTCCAATTTCTCTGCCGCAAATCTAGCTCTCTGTCCAGTGTTACAGTATACGAGTAATCCCCGCTTTGGGAGTTCCGTAGTTGTCTTTTCATTGATCTTATCCACTGGGATGTGTAAGGCTCTAGGGTAGTGACCGGCTCGCCACTCTAGAGCAGTTCGAACATCGATAACCCTCTTTATCTTACCATCCTTAATGAGTCTCTTGGCTTCCCTGGAGGACACGAGGTTCTGACCTAAATAAGTGTACGCTGTGAGAGCGGCGAGACCACCAACCAAAACGATTGGTATCATTTAGTATCTGTATGGATTTTAACTTTGACATGTTCCATCTCAAAACAACACTGTGCATGACCATCATAGGTCCTCTGACAAGCTTTACAATAATAAAGATCCATTGTTATATATAATAAGAATAAATAAACAACTTAGGCTAACATAACATTTTTCGTGCGTGAATCTTCCGAGCTTCCTCCCAACGACCGGACATCTCAATTAACCTCTTCGTCTGTGTTTTCATTTTAAACAGTGACTGACCATTTCGTAAATTCTTAAAGGCGTTCTCTACTGTCTTATTCGTGATACTCACACGACTCACCTTGTAACGCTTTAGCTCATTCTCAAGACTGGTTACGCGCTTCTCTGCATCTGAAAGTTGGTTCTGTAGACTGTCGATGACCACTTTGTGTTTTTTGATTTTTGGGTCGTTCTCTAGTGCCTTGATGATACGTTTCTGTTTCTTAATTTTCGCATTTTTCTTCTTGACGACCTTGTCTATCTCTGGTCCAAGATCGATTACAAACTTGGACGTTTTTCGGGGTCGTGAGGAAGATTTAACCATTTTACATATTTTATACTTTTTTGTCTTTGACTTAGTTGCCGAAAGCGACACCACCCATACCATTCTTGATGCGAAGAATGTTATAGTTGACCGCATACGCCCTCACTAAGTTACCGTTACGCACACTGTTACCATTGAGAGTGAGTTTCGCGTTATCGATGCGAGAAAAATTCAGAGTACCAGTTGGTTGAGACTTGTTCATGGTGAGGCAGAAAGGCCATGTGAATGTAGAGATTGTGCTCAGGGAATCGTGGGGGAGAACCGAGCAATGCATCTCTGGGACGACATTGTGATGGAATGTGGATGACATATTCTCGAAGAGTGGTGTACCGTTGATGTATAAAGTCGATGTATCGAACGTCCAGTTGGTGGACCATTTATTGGTATCAGCTTCGGAGGAAACGATGTGAAGAGCCTTGACGGGGTGGTTAAAATACGTAAGATCAACTTCGGTATCAGCCGCGGACATTGGTTGATATTGGGTTTGGGTGATGAGAATCTCGTGTTCATTGTCGACGAAGAATTTACGTTCATCGGTATCGAGATACACGTAGTTACCAAATACTTTCACGTTGCTAGGCGCGAACGTACCCCCACGGCACTTCACGCGGATTTCGACCTCGTGATACTGGAGACCTACGAGAGGAAGGGACTTGGTCCAGTCATCACTGAAAAAGAATGGAAGGACGTAGTGGTTCGCGTGTGTGGAAGAGCCAAGAGCATTTTGGGGGACTTCATCGAGGGTTACGGCGCAAGACGCCTTAGCTTGGTTATCCTTGTACAGGAGATTGTGAACACCCTGAATGTACAAGGCGTCGATTTGAGAAACCTTCTGTCCACCGATCCAGAGTTGGAACTCAGTAGTGGTCGTTTCATCCTTATCGAAAAAACCGAGGTTGGAACTACCGGTAGCACCGATGTTTTCCGCCTCGATCCATATGTAACTGAGAAGATCACCCTTGGACTTGATGGGTATAGTGACTTCATTACCGCTACCGAAGGTACCGATGTAATCAAGGCGTTCGGGCTTGATGGAGAAATTAGTGTACCGCTTGTAGTTCTGACGGAAAAAAGTTATCTCGGGCTGACCAGTGATGTACACATCCTGAGCACCCACAGAAACGAGGTCAATTAAAGCAGCTGACATTTATTAGTAAACGATATTAAAATTTTCGCTCATTGTATACACAACGGGGATGGGTGTCGATTTTCAAGCACTCACATGGGAAGTGGTAGATACAGATGATGAACACTTAATCAGTATTTTCGGGAAGACTGAACATGGAAAATCTGTATGTGTGACCACAGTATTTACACCTTACTTCTTTATCAAACTCTCTGAACGCGTCACTCAGCAGACTGTACAAGAAATCTATAATTTCATCGACAAGAAGTGCCCAGAATGCTTGGTTTCTTTTTCAGTGATGAAAGCCAAAGATGTTTGGGGATTTCAAAATAATAAGGAATTTGTGTTCATGAAATTGGATTTCAAAAATCTCGGGAGTCGACGCCGTGTGGACTATTTCCTGAAAAACCCGATTCAGATATCATCTGGTACACAGCGAATGAAAGTTTTTGAATCGAATATTGACCCGGTTCTCAGACTAATGCACCGAACTGGTATCCAATCAACTGGCTGGCTGAAGACCGGTGATGATTGTGTACGTTCACACCTCGCGAGAGTTGATATAGATCTTTTCTGTAACGACTGGACTACGTTGAAACCTGTACCCCGGGATGATATCGCTCCATTTGTTGTGGCGTCTTTCGATATTGAATGTAACAGCTCTACTGGTAAATTTCCCAATCCAAACGTGAAGGATGACGCATGCTTTCAAATCGCGGTATCTCTATGTACATTCGGTAACGATGAACCGTACGATAAGACTTGCTTTTGTTATAAGAAAACCGATTCAAACCTCGATGGGTGTACGATAGTGAGTTTTGATACAGAACGGGAAATGCTCGAGGCATTTCAGCAGTACATACATCAGAAGGATATTGATATCATGACCGGATGGAACATTTTTGGTTTCGATTTTGATTACATTTACACGAGAGCTTTCATCGTTGGATGTAACCCGGAGTTTTTTAGGATGGGGAAGTTGAAGAGTCAAGTGTGTGAAATCACCATTAAAAGGTTGAGCTCGAGTGCATTGGGTGATAATGTATTGAAATTACTCCCAATGTCGGGACGTTTCATTTTCGATCTGTTCCATGAAGTGAAAAAAGGATACAAATTGGATTCGTATAGTCTCAATAACGTATCAAAATTATACCTGGGTGACCAGAAAATTGACATGTCCCCAAAGGAGATGTTCGCTCGATACGCTGAAGGTGATCCCATCAAGTTAAGGGATGTGGCTGAGTACTGTATGAAAGACACCCTATTACCACATAAACTCATGAAGAAGATGTACATTCTTCTCAATCTCCTGGAGATGGCTAAAGCGACTTGGGTTCCGATGTGTTTCCTGGTCGAGAGAGGTCAACAGATTAAGGTATTTAGTCAGTTGTCGAAAAAGGCGAGGGAAATGGGTTTCATGGTTCCGACGATTAGGTATGGGCAATTACCCGAAGAACAATACGAGGGTGCTACGGTACTCGACGCACAAAAAGGGGCGTACTATACCCCAATCACAGCATTGGATTTTGAAGCCCTGTACCCATCTATCATGATGGCGCATAATTTGTGCTACTCATCATACGTCATGAATGAAAAGGATTATGGAAACATTCCAGGGGTGACCTACGAGACTTTCCAGATTAAGGATAAGACGTATAAATTCGCACAAGATGTTCCTAGTCTTTTACCCAGTATTTTACTTGAACTCAAACAGTTCCGTAAAAAGGCGAAAAAAGACATGGCTTCTGCAACTGGATACATGAAGGAAGTGTATAACGGTAAACAGTTGGCGTATAAGATATCGATGAACTCCGTGTATGGCTTCACTGGCGCTGGAAAGGGTATTCTCCCATGTGTACCGATAGCTTCAACGACGACATTCCGTGGGCGCGCGATGATCGAGGAGACGAAAGCCTACGTCGAGGCTAACTTCCCGGGAGCGAAAGTGAGATACGGTGATACAGATTCAGTCATGGTTGAGTTTGATGTAGGGGATCGTAAAGGTGTAGAGGCGATTGAATACAGCTGGGAGATTGGTGAAAGGGCAGCAGAGGAGTGTAGCGCCCTCTTCAAAAAACCGAATAACTTGGAACTTGAGAAGGTCTATTGCCCATACTTTCTATATTCAAAAAAACGATACGCCGCTAAACTTTGGACAAAGGGTAAAGATGAGAAAATGCACATGGATTATATAGACGTAAAGGGTCTCCAGCTCGTTCGTAGAGACAACACACCTCACATGAGAGAAGTGTGTAAGGAACTCCTTGATGTTGTCCTTACTTCGAGTGATACTGGTCCACCCAAAGAACTCGCGAAGGAACGGGCGATCGAGCTTCTCTCCGGTGATGTCCCCAATGAGAAACTTATACTGAGTCAGGGTTTATCTGATAGTTACAAGGTTGCTGGAAATTCTGTGTCTATCACGAGTCCCCAATCCGCGAATATCAATCAGGCGCATGTTCAAGTTGTGAATAAGATGAGAATGCGTAAACCTGGATCCGAACCACAATCTGGTGACCGTGTTCCATATCTCCTCGTGAAGACGGGTGACCCAAAGGCTAAAGCATTTGAAAAATCGGAGGATCCCAAGTACGTGGAGGAGCATAACATTCCCATTGATTACCAGTATTACTTCATTAATAAGTTTCTAAACCCTGTGTGTGATTTACTCGATCCACTCTACGAAAATGTAAAGCAGGAAATCTTCGGTGAACTCATCAATCAGTGTAAACCACCACCAAAAAAACGGGAACCTGCCCTGAGCACCATGAAACGAGAAGACCTTATAGAGGAATGTAAAAAACATGGTATCGATTGCGAGGGTAAAGTAGTTGATCTCAGGGAACGTATTAAACAGGTGAGGATTCAAAGAGAAGAGAGCGTTGAAGATCTATTTAAAAAATACGAGCTAGGAAATAGTAAGTAATGAGCTACAGTGATAGAATTATTGGGCTGTTCGATGAAGAACTTAAACACCGTATCGATATATTGATGACTGAATACGCTGTTGTAATTTCAAAAAAGTATGCAATTTCTCTTGACCTGTTACTGAGGGATGTCCCAGTCTTGTCCGCGAATATGATGTGTAAAGGGACAAAGTCCGATGGTTCGAGGTGTGCGTTTAAGGGTATACATGAAGGCTACTGTGGAAAGCATAAAAATGTGGGAAATCGCATTAGACAGAGAATTCATGAGAGTCGTAATGGTCACACCCATGGACCCGAAGTTTTATTTTCCCCCGAATGTATAGAATGTAATAAATCGAAACAACTTATAGATTTGAGTACTATTTTCAATAATGAGTAAGTCCGATATTCTACTATCATCAATTAACACGTTCTATGACGAAGAAAATAATCGATCCAAATTAATGAATATACTAGATAAAACAAGTGGTATTTCTTTGCGAAATCTGGAATGGTTCATCACCAATTATGCGAAGAAAAATCACACATCCTATAAGACTAATGACGGCAAAATATTCACCGTGCATTATGCGTACAAGTCAAGCCTTGATGGGTACAGTAAAAAGCTCTTCGACCCATTTTGTCGATCTGAAAAGTTTGCATATACCGTTCCGGGGACATCTCATGAAATTCATACAACCCTCGCGCAGTTGAATTTCATCAAATGGTGTATCAAGAACAACATCATTGATTATATAGCAAACAATAAATTGACTCTGTTTAATAAACAATCTACCTAAAAAAGTACCTTAGCTTTACCATTCCTGATTATCATCATATTGTAACTTTTTGCTATGATTATAACCTGCTTAGGGAAATCCATTTGTGGGATACCGAGTACTTCGATGAAATTATCATCAAAGTCGAACGTTCCTTGGCTCCCATCGTATTCGAGGTCCATGGTGACGCGTGCATCCTTGACCCCACTGAAATTCATGTGACCCGATGGTTCCAATTCACCCGGGTGTAACGCAAAACTATACATGTTAATGTTGCGAAAGACGGGTGAGCGTTTGTGATATATATTCGATAAAGATGTTGATAAGAAAAGATTGTTCCCGGTTGTTTCGTTTATGATTGTTTCACCGTCACATTCGAGTGTCGTCTTATTTTGTTTTGAGTACATCAAAGGGACGTGTTTTTTACCTCTCGCCCATTTATTGAAGACGGTGGGTGGGTACCGCACAGTGGGTTGTGTCAGTAGAAAGACGATATTTCTATTTAAACCCGCCGTAAAAAATGTGATGTTTACATACTCCTGTAATTGACTGATATGAGTAGTCTCTGTCCCCACGACGATAGCTGCATTTTTCAGTTCCTCGAGTAAACGAAAGAAGTATCCGTCCCACACGGTATCTGTGGTTTGTTGTAAAAGACCCACAATAGTAGTATGTAAGGCTCCATCAGTGGTATTTAATAAGGTTCTTAATAACCCCAATCCAGTCGAAGGATTGTGATACGTGAGAGCCAAGGTTCTCAAGCCACCCAGATACGTCACGAGACCGTCAATAATAGCGGCATGATCTTTAGACCCTACCACACGAAATTCATTATCTAGGAGAGTCCTCTGGGTGGCTCCCCACAATAGAAACCCGAGGAGTGTATTTACAAGAACACCTCGATTTGTAGTATCCGGGGAATCGCTATTTAAAGCAATTATAGTGTCCCGTAACGTAGTCGCATATGCGGTGAGACTCACCGATGTATCGGTTGTACGTAAGTCGTTTAATAGGGTGACCTGATCAGCACCCCATAAATTTTGGATGGCTTCGAGATTAGATACAAAATCATTACGGTTTATGAATATGGATGGTAAAGAGTCCCCAAGTAGGTCGATGATACCTTGTAGCACAGCAGTAGTTCTATCAACATATCCCGCTACTATGGTTGATAATACACCATTTACATACTCGACGAGTCTGTCGATGTGACCCGTTGGTGTAGTTGCACGTAAGCCATTTAATAGGGTGACCTGATCAGCACCCCAAAAACCTGTTATTGCGACGAGACCATCTATAAATTCATTCCGGTTTACTACTATAGGTGGTAAAGGGTCTGTAGCGAGTGTGGCGTTGATAGTATTTAGTTCAACTGCAGTTTTAGCAACATAACCCACTGTTAAAGTGTACAATATCCCGTACACATATTGAATGAGTCGATTAATGTGATTTGCTGGTGTAGTCGTACGCAAATCATTTAATAAACTTTCTTGACTCACCCCCCAAACACCCGTTATCGCTTCGAGATTCGACACGAATTCATTACGGTTTACTACTATTGGTGGTATTGGGTCCGTCTCGAGTGTAGTGATGATAGCATTTAGTTCACTTTCAATTTTAGTGGTGGGGGTCAGTAACTCGTACAATATCCCTTTCACATATTGAATAAGTCGGTTAATGTGATTTGCTGGGGTAGTCGTACGCAAATCATTCAAAAGGGTGAGTTGGCTAGCCCCCCAAACATTCGTTTCTGCGACGAGACCATCTATAAATATAGTTCGGTCCGGTCCCACGTCCGGTAATGGGTCCGTCTCGAGTGTAGTGATGATAGTATTTAGTTCACTTTCAATTTTAGTGGTGGGTGTCAGTAGCTGGTACAATATTCCGTTTATGTACTCGGTGAGTTGTTCTGTGAGAGTTGTTGGTGTCGTGGATGTACGCAAATTGGTTAAGAGGGTATTTTGCTCGGATCCCCAAACACCCGTTATCGCTTCAATATTAGATACATAATCGTTACGGTTTATTAGTATAGACGGTGTCGGGTCCGTCTCGAGTGTAGTGATGATAGCCTGTAGTTCAACATCAGTTTTAGTAGTGGGTGTCGGTATAGTGGACAATGTCCCGTTTATGTACTCTGTGAGTTTTTCAATGGGAGTTGTTGGTGCCGTGGATGTACGCAAACTGGTTAAGAATGTATTTTGTTCAGATCCCCAAACACCCGTTATCGCTTCGAGATTAGATACATAATCATTGCGGTTTATTAATATGGACGGTGTCGGGTTCGTATTAAGTGTGGTGTTAACAGCCTGTAGTTCACCTTCAGTTTTATCAACATATCCTACTGCTAGGGTTGATAATCCACCTTTTACGTACTCTGTGAGTCGGTCAATATAACCCGTTGGTGTATCTGAACGCAACTCTTCCAATAGAGTGAGCTGACTTGACCCCCAAAGACCTGTTTCTGCAACGAGATTAGATACAAATTCATTGCGGTTTTCTGCGATGTTCGGTAACGTTGCCCCAATTGGGGTGATAACATCACTCGTTAAGTACACATTGGAGAAATTGAAACCTCTGACGCTCGTCGCTACACCTCTATTTAACATAATCGATTTGGGTGTGGATATAGCACCAATAAACCCCTTTAGTGAGGTTACATATGTCCCATCACTTCCTGAAGGGGTACGTAACGAATCCAATGTAGTGAGTTCGGTCGACCCCCATATACCTGTACCCAATGCGATGAGACTATCTATAATCGGGTCGCGCTCTGTCTTAGTGGCGACAGTGAGTATACTGTCGAGTGTTGCACTGAATCCAATTTTTAAAATATCAATTCGTGCGGTTGCCTCTGGAACCAATGTGGATATATCATTAAAATCTGGCTCACGCAATGCATTCAACGTAACTATTTGAGCCGCACTCCAAATACCCAATGCGATGAGACTATCCACAAGCGGGTCACGAGCTGCCTTCGTGGTCGCAGCCACCACCGCATTCAGTGAAGTCACGAGATTCAAACTACTTGGGAGACCAGCGATATACGTATTCAGTGCGGTAACAAGAGTAGTCTGCCCTATGAATCCAGGTACAACTAGGCGTAAATTATTTAAAGTGAATATTTGATTACCCCAGTAATTTCTTGATACCGATTTCTGTATAATATCGTTTTGAATGGACTGAGTGATGGGAACTTGTGTAGATGCCGCTTTTAGTTGTGTTATGTAAGTAGTATCATTCGCGGATGGAACACGTAATGCGTTCAATGTGGTGAGTTGATCACTTGTCCAAACACCCAATGCGACAAGTTCAACTATGAGGGGGTCACGTTCAGCCGTTGTGGTGAGAGTAGCTATAGTATCAAGTATTCCGTTCACACCATTTTTCAGATTATTGAGTGTGAATTGAAGTGTCGGTACCTCATCGATCAGTACATTTGAATACTCAATTAGACTATTTATAACAGCTGCGCGACCAGAAGTTCCGGGTGTGAGAGAAGTTAAACTATTTACAAGTTTTACGGGTTCATCTCGCCACACATTAAACTGGCGTAACGCCGTGACGCGTTCTAATCTTGCCGCCTCGAGGGTACCCGGAAACTCCCCTATGACAAAGAGTATCCCTTTAATCCTCACTTTTTGATTGATATCACCTGAGAGACCATTAAGATAGCTCTCGAGAGTGGTTATATTTCCATCATTAAATGCGTTTCGTAACAGCTCTAAAAGAGTAAGTTGAGAACTACCCCAAATAGTTGCCTCTGCCCCAATTCGGATCAGTCCGTCTACGATCGCGCCACGTTGAGCGTCTGTTTTGCCGGGTAATGTGTTTAGTACAGCGATCATCCCCAATTTTAAGATATCCGATTGGACGGCGAGATCATTAAGATACCCTTCGAGACCGTTGACCACATTGAGCTGTTCCGGTGAACCGGGGGTGAGCGATGACAGACCAACTAAAAAATAACTATCATGCGCCACGAATGTGCGGAGTTGAAATATGAGTAAAGACTCATTTTGCACATTGGGGTCTATCAAGCTATTTAAAATTGCAATTTGATCCACCCCCCACACATTTTGAATGGCGATGAGAGTAGCTATGATGTTACTACGTTCAAACTGATCAGTTATAGATGGAAGCCTACCCAGTTCCGTATCCACCGTAGTTTGTGTGTTTACAATTAGATTGGGTATGGTATAAAGATACTGAATGAGCGCGGTTGTTGCGGCTGGTAAATCAGTTGTATTATCCTCCACACCTGTCAAAAGGGTGAGTTGTTCCGGTCCCCATACAACAGTTTGACGTAACACATCTACAGCGTTTTTCCGTGTAACCGCATTCGTCTCACCAGTCAACCTACTCATAGCAATGCGTATAATTTCTTCCCAAATTGAAATACGGTAAAGAGATTGTCGAAGTTCATTGATAACACCAACTTGAGAGGATGTCAAACTATCGAGAGCGTGTATCCGATTCAAAATTGTTATTTGATCTTGTGTCCAGTGACCAAACTTTTTAGCAACGAAAAAGAGTTCTTTAACACAATTATTGAAATTCAACTCAAATGTACCCGTTTTAGAACGCGCTTCGATTAGAAATACATTCCTTTGGCGTTGTTCGAACAAAATATTGAGAGGTCTACGCTGTAACATACACCGCTCTTGTTTATCTAAATGAATGAGGTCTAAATTGACTGTGAAATTGTTCAACTCAAGTTGTTGTAGTATCCGATTGTTCGCTTCCGGGTCCCATAGTGTAGCGTCACCCAATTTGTTCTGTGTCGCGAACAGAACGTCCATAGCGGGTCGCAATTTTATGCGAAGAGTCATTTCCTGATCGTATATTGAACATAAAGGAAACCCACTTCCGGGACGTCGGTGAAAATAAAAAGGAATATGAATCCTATATTCATCGGTGTTGAATGGATTGATCCCTCGTGTGTTATACTGCCCATCCAAAAATTCTTGTACGAACTCGGGTTCCGCACTTCCCTGAAATGGGTTTCCATGTAATGCATTCACACTCGATCTATATGATTCAGATACGTTCAATTCTCGGTCTATGAATATATCGTCACCAGTGACCGTATCGATCTTATTTTCACCGATGTATAACTCTACATAGTCGATCACAGAAATTCCAAATACATCGACAGGATAAAGATTTGATCCCAATTTCGCGACCTCCGTGGGATCGGCGTTGAAGGATAGTACAACTCCGCGTAAAATATCACCATACTTCTGAGGAATAGGTACATCCAAAAAATCGTCTGTGAACACCTTGTCCGGGAAGGTTATCTTATAATTTTCTGAGGCATAGTTTGTGTGCTTACTATATTTTTTAGTAAAAAAAGAGAATGACGGGTTAGCGCTTAAAGAGCTATCTAACTCACCTATCGCTGCGATCAGGACTCGACCCGCCATATATAATATGTATCATTAATATTTTAAGCCAGATAACCCACTTGAATAGTGGAGTATATTGTAACTCTTCGCGTAAATTTGAACTTCTGTAACATTACTTTCTGGATCCGTTGATACACCTTCTTCTGCTGAGAATGGATCTGAATAATCCAATTTTATTCTACACCTCTGGTCGATTATACGACTGAAATTCAAATGCCCGGATGGTGCGTTATCTAAGGGGTAGAGGGCGAAGGAGTAACTCCCGATCTGGTCACGTGTTTCTAGTTGAAAACGAACATATGATTGTGAATCATTTACGTTACTGTACACGACATCCCCATCGACTATACTTAAACCATCGAACGACACATCCACATTTACCCCGGAAATCGAGTTTGTGAGGCTATTTTCATAGACCATTTTCGAAAAGGGTTCCTTGAATAGAGGTGTATTGTTTATGATCATTTCCATTTCTTTGATTTTTGTATTGAGCATGTACTGTAACAATGTTTCATTACCATGATATGCAAACCGTCTCGATTTCTTCGATGCGATAAAATAAATTGTTTTGACTGGATGGTGAAAACGTAAAGTAATCTCATCCTCCTCCCTTGTCCTTGGTATATCATGCCTTTTCAATTGTATCTGTGTGATCAATTGGTTTATCGGTGTACTTTTCAAATAACTCAATTCGTCTTGGTCAAGGTACGCATATGTCGCCAACAAGGATGCCGTTTCTATTTTCGCCTCAGTCACGAATGGAGTCAAGTACGGTCGAACAATTTTATCCAAACTCTTGAACTTAATTCTGATGTAACAATCCTGTTTCGTGAGTTTACATAACAAGATGGAAGCTGGTAGATTATTATAGAAATAAAACGGTAAATCAAGGTACATCTGTCGTAAGGTCCACACGTTATCGTTGTTTGAACCATAGGGATCTTCTTTTGCGGTTGTCATGGGAACGATGGTATCCCTAAAATTATAATCAGTTGCGTGATACTTATGGTACAGATAAATCCAGTCACCCGTGAGTCGTTCAATGTGTGTCCCTCCTATAATGAGATCTGCATACTCGATGGCGTGGATACCGACAGTGGGCGTGAATGGATCATCATAATTACCAGTTGGGTTTGCCGCTGTAGGTGTGACACCACCCATTGGGTAAGTATTTGATACAGATGCCTTGAAGAAGAATTTATATCTAAGCGTCAGGTTCGTGAGAAGATCCCCCATATCTACTGGTATGATACATATCGTATCCTGGTCGAATTTTGCATCGAGTAACGGGTGTTCTCTAACATCGAATGCAAATTTCGTATGTCGCTTAAAAATACCAGAGAAATGAGAATAGGTCGGGTTCCCTGTCACATACATATCCTGTATCCCAGTAGTACCTAATATCAGTTTTCCTGCCATCTCTACTTATCTATACTTTTTATTTTTAAGTTTGTAACAAAGACCCATTGCTGAAGACGAGTGTTTTATAACCCGTGTAGTACATATGAAATTTATATTCCGGGTTCTGGATACTCTTCCCGTTACCGTATTTGAGGTCGAGATTGTTCACCAATTCTAAGTGTAAATTGGTCTTTTCTGATTGTATGGCTGAAAAGTCGAGAAACCCCGAAAGTGAAGTACTTTTAGGGAATAGTGCGAAATTGTACGAGTAAATATAATTAAGTAAATAATTGGGTATGGGTGGTTCGAAAAGATAGTTATTCGCTATATCAGTCGCTGACCTCGCCATTTTCGCCCGTGAGGGGACGTAACTGAAAAAATATTCTCGGTCGTTATTCGATACGTTTGGGATGCGTTCACCGTTTAGTGTGAAATAAGCACTTTTTAAGATATGTGGTTCGGATTTATCCTTGAGCTGCCCCCGTGTAAAGTTGTAACGATTGGCGGTAGTCGAGTAGTACCATTCATTTACATGAGTTGGGTCGTCTACAGGTAAACTCCTATACTCATTATCATCTTCATATCCCGCATATCTAAAAAACCAATGGAAACATTTGACGGGAATATTTGGTTCCAATTGTACGATGAATTCTCGCTTTCCCGTTTCAAGGGGGATACTGGAATGTTTAACTACGAAATCATATGTAATCTCGTTATTCGGTCGGGTGAAATATAGACGTTCTTCGGGTGAAAGTGCGATTTCCTCTGTGATGACTTTAAAATTCTGTATATTTTTAGGTGGAGGTATTGCCGGGAGACCTCGGCTACTTAAATTATCCGGTACACGCTGGTTATACAGTGTGAAGAAGGACTGCTTGAAAAACTCAATTTCAAGTGTAATTTTCTGTTTATGAATGGCACACAACGGGAATGGTGTTTTATTTTGATTGTTTTCTGAGTATGCGTCACCACCGTAATTATGTGAAAAGAAGAACGGTATATGAATAAACACATCGTTACTCTGTGCAATGTTTTGGGCTGACGGTTGAGACGTTTCACCCCCGGTTATATTTCGATTATAGAGTGTATTTGCGCTCATTTTTTGTGAGTCAGTGGTGTACATATTATCGTGAATGATACACCAATCTGCGGTTATTTCTTCGACTATCTGAGTATCCACTTTAAATTTGATATTTTTGATTAGTTTACGACCAAGTAATTGCATATCCCATGCCCAATACGCAATCTCAGGTAGTGTAAACGAAGGTAGTGGTATGTCTCTTAAGATAATACTCTTGATGGTTTCTGGGAGTACTGCGAATACACTTGTAACGAGTTGGGACAATATCAAGGCATCTGTAATATCTGCCCCAACTTCTCTGGGTCTTACTGCGGTGCCTCTAGTTACTGGTGATACTCCACTGATTACATCAATAATATAGGATGGAGTCGATGGGTGTGCTGTAAGTAGATTTTGTGCAGTGACTAGATCGGGATCATTACCATCTCCGTTTAGAATACCTAACAGTGCAACGAATACAGGTGTAGCGAGACTGAGAGCTGATAGGACCACATCACCCGGAATATTTACTCTAATCCCTCTGAGTACATTAATAATACTGATTTGAATCGTTGAAGTTGTATCATC